GTTTGCTAAGTTCCTCAAAAGATTATAATTTATAAATATAACAACAGCAAAAGGTAAGGAGATACATCCTATGTCAGAATTAGAAAAAACAATTGAAGAACTTGAAGCAGAAGTTCTAGCTGAGCTTGAGGAAGCGGAAGACCCCACTAAAAAGGGTGCTGCTCCTGCTGAGAAGGCTGAAAAAGTTAAAGGTAAAACTCCCGGCGGTGAAGTTGAAGATTTAGGTGGTGATAGCGCTGATGAAGCTGACCCTCAAAAGAAGAATATGGTTGGTAAGAAGGCCGGCGATGAAGGTGATGAGGCTTCTGGCGATCCTGCTCAAAAGGGTGAAGGTAAACCTGATAAGCCCAAGAAATTAGCAGCAGGGGATGAAATCAATCACGACGGCGAGGCGCTTGCTGAGAGACAAATGCCTAAGACCAAGAGAGAAATGGTAGGCAATCTTACAGCAGCCATGTCTAAAATGAGGAAATCTGAAATGGAAAACCTCTATGCTGCGTATCTCGACAGTGGTGATGAAGCTCCTGAAGAGACAGAGGAAGAGAAAGAAAAGGCTGAAGCAGTTGAAGCTCGCATTAAAGACATTGATGTTAAGGAAGATGTTCATGCTTTGATGAATGCAGATGATAGCCTTTCTGAAGATTTCAAAATTAAGGCTGCAACTATTTTCGAGGCAGCAGTTAAGTCAAAGGTACGTTCAGAGATTGAGCGTATTCACGAAGAGGTAGGTTCTGAGAAAGATAAAGAGATGGATATTTTTAAAGAAGAACTTACGGAAAAAGTTGATACATACCTCAATTATGTTGTTGAGGAATGGACTAAGGAAAATGAGTTGGCAATTGAACGTGGTTTGAAGGGTGAGATTGCAGAAGACTTTATTTCTGGATTGAAACAGTTGTTTGAAGATCACTACATTGATGTTCCAGACGAGAAGTATGATGTTCTGGAAGCTCAATCTGAAAAGATTTCCGAACTAGAAGAGAAGTTGAATGAGACAATGGAAAAGACTGTTTCTCTTACTTCTTCTAATTCTAAACTAGTTCGTGAACAGGTTATTTCTGAAATTTCTGAAGATTTAGCCGATACCGAAATTGAAAAGTTTAAGTCTCTTACAGAGGATGTTACTTTTACGGATGAAGAGTCTTTCCGTGAAAAACTTAATACCTTAAAGGATAGTTATTTCCCGAAAACCCCTGTAGTAGAACAAACTATAGATGATGAAGATGGTAGCACCGCACAGGACGTTGATACGACAGATGCAATGAAATCGTACTTGTCGGCCATCAGTCGTAATCAAAAGGCGAGTGCATAAAACATTATATTAACAGATGTAAAATAAAAAGGAGAAACAAAAATGTTTCAAACAGAACATCTACAAGAAAAGTGGCAGCCAGTCCTAGAACACCCTGATCTTCCACCGATTGCGGATTCTTATAAGCGGGCAGTTACCACACTCATCCTAGAGAATCAAGAAGCTGCTTTAAAGGAAGATCGTGGTTTTCTTTCGGAGACTGCTCCTACTAATAGTACTGGCGGTCAGTTTGATACTTGGGACCCAATTCTTATTTCCCTAGTTCGCCGTGCAATGCCTAATCTGATTGCATATGACGTATGCGGCGTGCAGCCAATGACAGGTCCAACGGGCTTGATCTTTGCTATGCGTTCCGTTTATACTTCGATGGATGGTGCTGAGGCTTTGGTTGACGAAGCAAATAGTGGTATTTCTAATGATGATGCCGCTGGTAACTTGACTTCTTCAGCTATGACAGGCAGCAACCCGGCAATCTTGAACGATAGTCCTTCTGCTGGTACTTATTTGTCGCCAACAGGTATGACAACTGCACAAGGCGAGGCTTTGGGCGACAGTTCAACTAATGCTTTTGCTGAGATGGCTTTCTCGATTGAGAAGTCAACTGTTACTGCTGTATCTCGCGCCCTCAAGGCCGAGTATACAATGGAACTTGCTCAGGACTTGAAAGCAATCCACGGTTTAGACGCCGAGACAGAGCTTGCTAATATTCTTAGTTCTGAAATTCTCGCGGAAATCAATCGTGAGGTTATTCGTTCTCTGTATATTACTGCTGTCAAGGGTGCTCAGATCAATACAACTACTGCTGGTATTTTTGACTTGGATACAGATTCTAACGGCCGTTGGAGTGTTGAGAAGTTCAAGGGTCTAATGTTTGCTATTGAGCGTGATGCCAATGCGATTGGTCAACAGACTCGTCGCGGTAAGGGTAACATGATCATCTGTTCTGCTGATGTTGCTTCTGCGCTTCAGATGGCGGGTGTTCTGGATTATACTCCTGCTCTTAATAACAATCTTAATGTCGATGATAGCACAACTACATTTGCTGGTGTTATGAATGGTCGTTATAAGGTTTATGTTGATCCTTATGCTGCTAACGTAGCTGCTTCTCAGTATTATGTTGTTGGTTATAAGGGCACTTCGCCTTATGACGCTGGATTCTTCTATTGCCCATACGTTCCTCTACAGATGGTTCGTGCGGTTGGTGAGAATTCCTTCCAGCCCAAGATTGGTTTCAAGACACGTTACGGTCTTGCTGCTAATCCTTTCGCTGCCTCTGGTGCGGTTGCTGCTGGTGACACAGTTAACTCCGATGCATCTCTTGATGCAAATACCAATGCTTGGTATCGCAGAGTCAAGGTGACGAATCTCATGTAAGATTGGTTTCTAATAAGAAACTTGACTACAAACTTAGAGGGTGCTGGAAACAGCATCCTCTTTTTTTATTACATATGAAAAATGGTTTATATATACGAATGGCTCTTTTAATGTTATATAAATAACTATATGGCAACTTCAACATCACCTCTCGCAAGACAACCTGACAAGTTGGATTATGCAAGCCCAACACAATTTCGTTTTGGTATTCATCAATTACCAAAAGTAGAATTTTTTACGATTGGCGCAAACCTTCCCGGCATTTCAGCTGATGTGTCAAATGTAACTACTCCATTTAAAGATATTCCTATGATGGGGGATATATTGGCATACGAAAATTTATCAATTACTTTTATTGTAGATGAATATTTGGAAAATTATACTTCTCTTCATAATTGGATGACTGGTTATGGGTTTCCAAAAAGTAGGGAACAGTTTTCTACATTTAGAGATGAAACATCAAATACGCCTGCTACACCAAAAGCAAAAACAAGTGCAGAAACAGTTAAACGAGCCACGCCAGATAAAGCAATGTATGCGGATGCATTTATTCTGATACTTTCTAATAAAAATAATCCTATTATAGAAATAGCTTTTCAAAATGTATTTCCTATATCCTTGGGTGCATTAGATTTTACTCAAACTGCAACAGATGTAGAATATATAACGACTACTGCTGAATTTGCGTATCAGATATACGAAATAAAAACATTATAAATATGTTTGAGCAGATATGATAAACTTTAACAAAATATCAAATCTTAGACTTAAATTTTAGTCAATATATACCAAGCAAGAGAGCAATCAAACCCTGCTCACCACTTAAAAGAATTATATTATGAATTTAGACCAGTTAAAAGAAGAAGCAAGAAAAGACCTTATTATTGAAAATGAGGAACAACTTGGTTCTGAATCCCTTAAAAACCAAAAAATTAAATTAAAATATCTTGACCAGAGGTCGAGATTTCAATTGTTGTTACAGAAAACCAATGGCGAATATCAAAGAATGTATCGACAAAAATGGGAATATTATGGTGGTAAAGCTGATGCTAAAATTTATGTGACAAAACCATTTGACCTAAAAGTTTTAAAAAATGATTTAGCAATGTATATTAGTTCAGATGAAGAAATTATTCAGCTGATGGATAAGATTGGTTATTTAGAAACTGTAATAAAATATCTTGAAGGAATTATCAAGTCAATTGATAATCGTGGATGGGACATTAAAAATACAATAGAATGGAAGAAGTTTGAAGCTGGGATGATTTGATGAATTTAGTAAGTGATTACGAAGAATCAGCCCCCCTGCAAAATGTTCATATCTAAAAAAAATGAAGTTTACTTAATTCTAAGTAACTTAGAATTATCAACATCACAAGAAATATCAGAATTTTTTACTTTTGAAGTTCCCGGCGCAAAATTTATGCCCATGTATCGTAATCGTATGTGGGACGGCAAGATACGTTTATTTAGCCCCGGCACTGGTGAAATATATGTTGGACTATTACCATATATTAAAGAATTTTGTTCCAGAAATAAAATAAAATATACAATAGAAGAAGGAGTAGAAGATACTAGGCCTGTTGTTCGCCAAGTTGTCAAAGGTTTCATCAAATCACTTAAACCAAAATCAAAAGGAAAATCGCTTAAAATTCGTGATTACCAAATTGATGCTGTTTATCATGCATTGGCCAAAAATCGTGTTCTTCTTGTTTCTCCTACTGCTAGTGGCAAGTCTTTAATAATATATTCTTTAGTCCGTTATTATCATATGATGGGACTAAAGACTTTAATACTTGTTCCTACCACTTCTCTAGTGGAACAGATGTACACTGACTTCGAAGATTATGGATGGAGTTCTGGTACATATTGTCAAAAAATATATCAGGGACATGATAGAAAGGTTACTAAAGATGTTGTGATATCAACATGGCAATCCATTTATAAAATGCCGAAGAAATATTTTGAACAGTTTGGTTGTGTGATTGGTGACGAGGCCCATTTATTCAAGGCAAAGTCTCTTACAAGTATAATGACTAAGTTGCACCAATGTAAGTACAGGTTCGGGCTTACAGGGACGCTAGACGGTACTCAGACGCATCAGCTTGTTCTAGAGGGGTTATTTGGTGCAGTTGAAAGTATAACAACTACAAAGAAATTGATGGACAGCAAAACTCTGGCCAACTTGAAAATCAAATGTATAATCTTAAAACATTCAAACATAAGAGAGAGAATGTCGTATGCTGAAGAGTTGCAGTATCTTGTTGGGAATGAGAATAGAAATAAGTTTATACAAGATTTGTTGTTACACATCGATGGGAACACTCTTTGTTTATTTCAATTAGTAGAAAAACACGGTCAAATATTATATGATCAAGTAAAGGAAGCAGCAAAGGATCGTAAAGTATTTTTTGTTTATGGAGGTACAGATGCAAAAACAAGGGAAGATATTAGAAGTATTGTGGAAGAAGAAAAAAAATCAATCATTATTGCGAGTTACGGCACTTTTTCTACTGGTATTAATATTAGGAATATCAACAACATCGTGCTTGCCTCTCCGTCCAAGTCTAAAATACGAGTGTTACAATCTATTGGTCGAGGGTTGCGCCTCAGTGATACTAAGTTTTCCATTTTAGTTTTTGATATTGCTGATGATATGACTTACAAAAGAAGGCCTAATTTTACACTTGGTCACTTTATGGAACGAATAAATATCTATAATGAAGAACAATTTGCATATGAAATAAGTAAGGTAAATCTAAAATGAATACAGAAATACCATATAAGGTTATAAAACTTACAACTGGAGAGGAAATTGTTTGTCGATTGGGTAGTGAGATTGTTAATGATGAATATCAGTTAAACTATCCTCTCAAAATGGAAGTTCGGGCACAAATGACTAGTAAGGGCGTCGTAGAGGCGTTAAATCTTAGTCGTTGGCTTGGTTCATATACAAAACAGTTTTTATTTTCTGTAAAGACTAACCATGTTTTGTTAGTTGCTGAAGCTTCTGAAGGATTGTGTCGCTATTATGACCATGTAATAGATGAAATAAAGCGTATTGAAAACAAATCTTCTATGGACACAAGTGATTATTTGGATGATCTTGATGATGAAGCTGTGTATGAAGATTTGCTAGATGAATCAGTTTCTAGTGATGATACAATTCATTAAAAAGTCTACATAGCTATTTATATATATTTTTTTATTTTGTCAACCCTCTTTGGTACTTGACATTACTGTTGTTATAGTTTATACTGTGACAATGTTTAGATATATAAGGAGTAATTATGAAAAAGAAATCCAAAGGTATTCATTACGTAGATAATAAGAAATTTCTTGAAGCTATGGTTGACTTCAAAAATAAATGTAAAATTTCAGAAAAGGCTGGTGAAGACCAACCAGCAGTATCAAATTATATTGGTGAGTGTTTTTTAAAAATTGCAACCCACCTTTCTTTCAGACCAAATTTTATTAATTATACATATAGGGATGATATGATATCTGATGGCATTGAAAATTGTTTACAGTATGTTGCGAACTTTAATCCAGAAAAATCAAAGAATCCATTTGCTTACTTTACGCAAATTATATATTATGCATTTCTTCGAAGGATTGCAAAAGAGAAAAAGCAAACTCACGTAAAAAACAAAATGATAGAAAATTCTCAATATGAAACTTGGACAACAATGGAAGGTGATGAGGCATCGTCATATACTGTTTCAGGATTTGACCCAATGATAATGCTTCCAGATGAAGATGTATATAAACCGAAAAAGAAAGTGGAGCCCGAGACAAAGGGATTAGAAAAATTTATGGAAGAAGAAATTTAATTTGAAGATAGCACTGCTGAGCGATTCGCATTTCGGAGCTCGAAATGATAACCTCAATTTCAACGAATATTTTTACAAATTTTATGAAAACATTTTCTTTCCTACTTTAAAGGAAAGAGGAATTTCAACATGTATTCATATGGGTGATATTGTTGACCGCCGTAAGAATATAAATTTTCGAATTGCGTTTGATTTTCGTAGTCGGTTTGTCTCACAATTTAAAAAGTTTGGTATTGATTTGCATGTTATCATTGGCAATCATGACACCTATTACAAGAATACCAGTGAAATTAATTCTATGGATGAACTTGTTGGGAGAGATAGAGTGTGGATTTATTCTGAGCCACAGGTTGTAGAATTTGATGATACTCCTATTTTGTTCATGCCGTGGATTAATGCAAACAATTATAGTACAGCAGTAAAATTTTTAAACACACCAAATACTGATCTTCTTATGGGGCATTTAGAAATAAATGGTTTTCAGATGCATCGTGGACAATATTCAGATAGTGGATATGAAAAAGAGCTCTTTCGTAAATTTGATACTGTTTTGAGTGGACATTTTCATCATAAATCAGATGATGGACAAATTTATTATTTGGGTTCTCCATATGAAATGACTTGGTCAGATTATGATTCTCCTAAAGGATTTCATATCTTTGATACAGGCACAAGAGAGCTCGAACGTATTGTAAATCCTTATACTTTGTTT